CGGCGAGCAGCTCGTCGACCGTCGGCTCCTTCTTGCCGGGGCGCTTCTTGTTCGTGGTCTGCATCGTCGTCCTCCGCGTTGATCGCCTCGCCATACAGGCTTCCGTTCGCGCCCCCAGCAAGGTCATTCCGTGAAGAATCGACCTCGCCGGGAACCGCGAACGCGCTCAACGCGTGGCCACGCTCCACGCGGTCTTCGAGCCGTAGCGGAGCTGTTCGCCCTCGACGAGGAAGACGTCGTTCTTGGCGGTGCCGCGCTCGAGGCGGGGCTCCTCGTCTTCGTCGCCATCGACGTCCTCGTCGCGATCGGCGCTGAGCATCTCCTCGCGCGTCGTCACGCCCGCCAAGGAGCACTCGAACGGCCAGTTCTGCTGCATCATCACGAGGACCTCGGCGTCCGGGTCCTGCTCCTCCAGCAACTCGATCAGCTCGCTCACCTTCATGTCGTCGTCTCCGTCGGGGTGGTCCGTGCGGTGCGCCCCGTTCGCGACGACATACAGGCTTCCTTCTGGCGACCTTCCAAGGCGAAGAAGCGAGAAATCGACCGGCGCGCGGAAGCCCGCGTTACCTGGCGAGAACTCCGCAAGCAGTACTCACTCGGCCCTGTCGTGCAGGTCCTCGATGGCGTCCTTGAGCGCGACGAGAGCGGCCTCGACCTTGGTCACGGCCTCGGTCTGCACGCGCCCCATCTCGGCCACCTTGTCGAACAGCTCGCGGAGCTGCGCGTCCTTCTTCTCGTTCACGCGCCAGAAGGCCCAGCCGAGCACTGCGACGAGGCCGTAGGGGCCGGTCGCCTGAAGCCACGTCGCAACGCTGGTGAAGGTATCCATCCGTCTCTCCTCTTTGGTCAGGCCACAGCGGGCGTGGGCAGCAGGTCTCGAACGTCGGCACGGCGCACGCCGGTCGCGCGCTTCACCGCTTCCTCGAACGCGACGTCCGGCGCGAGCCCGACCTCGAGGCGCAGCCATGCGTAGAGGACGAGCATCGAGCCGTCGGCGTGCCCGAAGTACTGGTGCGCGAGCACACCCGGCAGCGGCGCCTTCGCGGCAGCAGGCACGAGGCCCAGTGCGAAGCGTCCATCCCTCAGCCCCGGCCACACACGCGGCACCGCGATGCCCGGCGTGGACGCGCTCGTCGTCCAGCGCACGAGCGCGGCGACCGCTTCCGCCTGCGCGGGTGTCGGCAGGACGTACTCACCCTTGTGCGCCCACGGCGCCTTGATGACGCGGTCCCACGGCAGGCCCGGCTTGAGGTAGCTCGGGTAGTACGGGTTCACGACCTCGACGCCGAACGACGGGCCGTTGTGCTGGCTCGCATGCCAGAGGATGTCCGTCGCAAGGTCGCCGTGCTGCGTGAGCGCGCCGTCCGCGCCCATCACGAGGTGGACGCTGAGCGCGCGCTTCTTCAAGACCGCGATGGTCGAGTCGACGCTGCGCGTGACGGTCTCGTGGATGACGAGCTCGACCGCGCGAGCTCGTTTGCCCTTCGAGGGAAACCGATGGACGGCGTCCTCGGCGAACGTGCGGATCGAGAGCCCGTCGACCGGGCACGTGGCCTTGCCACCGACGATGAAACCGGCGCTCACTGCCCGGGCTCCTTTCCTTGGAGCTGTTCGACGGCGCGCGCCGGCAGCTTGAGCCCCTTGTCGAAGAGGCGCTGCTTGACCGCGGTGGCGATGGGGCGCGTGAAGACCTCAGCCGTCTTGTCTTTCAGCTTCGCGATGACGCGCCCCTTCTTGACGAGCTCGGCGTGCAGATCGTCAACGAGGAGCCGATGGAGGTAGCCAGCGCTTTCCTGCGCGGGATGTTCCTGCTCCTCCTCAGGTGAGCGCAGGAGGAACTCGCGCGACCGGCAGGTCGGGCACTCGGGGAGCGGCACGACGCTGTCCTCCACCTGGTCGTCCCGCTCGAGCCCGACCTCCAGGTCGGCGAGTACGATGCGGTTCTCGCGGTCGCACTTGGCGCAGCGCTGGACGAGCTCGGTGCTGGTGATCTCCTGAATGGCCATGTGTTCCTCACGCGATGGCGGTGTACGAGCCGAACCAGTACGCAGTCGCTGCCGCCCCCAGCGACTGGTACGAGAAGAAGCCGAAGCCATCGCGGTCGGCGTAGCCGGTGCTCGGCGTGCCGGAGAACCCGCCGCTCGCCGAGTTCACACTCAAGGTGATCGACGACGGCGCCGCCGGGAATCGGTTGCGGAAGGTGACTCCTCCACCTCCCGCGACCGTTCGCGTCCCGTTGAAGCTGTTGGTCCACTCCATCCCGAGGCGCCCGACCTCGCGCACGGTGCCCGTCAGCTCGAACGCCGAGTTGACGGTGCTGCTCATCGGGAGGCGCCACGTGCGCGTCCAGGTCGTGAATGTCGCTGCGAACGAGTCCTCGTGGATGAACTCGACGAAGTAGCGCGCGAGACGGAGTCCGCCGCAGTACGTACCGCCTGCGTCACGCACCCACTGCGTGCCGTCCCACGAGGCGTTGAACGTGAACCACACCTGATCGGTGTCCGCATAGATGCGCAGACGAGTCGCGGCCGTGCCGGCTGCGTTCGAGTCCAGAATCAGCGCCTTCGTCCCGCCGAGCGGCGGGATGCGGATGCCTCGGTGCTGACCGGCGTTCGCCTCGTTGCCCTTGAAGTGATCGCCCTCGAACGCGTCGAGGACCTCGGCGAGCGCAGCCTCGACGTTGGCGGCGTTCAAATTCGCGCCCGCGTCGGCGACGGAGATGGCGCTCGCGGCGTGCGCGCCGCTCGCCTGGTTCACGTGGCCGTTGAGCCCGCCGAGCAGGGTCACGAGAGCAGCGCGCAGCGTGCCGGCCGCGATCGCCGTAGGCGCGCCCGCGATCGCATCGACGCCGACGAGCCCCGCGCCCGGCGACGCTGCCCCGGTCGCGACGAGGTCTGTCACGATCTCCTGGAGCTGCGCCTGGACGTTCGTGCCAGCGACGTTGTTGTGAGGCGTCGCCGCGATGGCCGCCGCGTTGTGCGCACCGGTCGGCGCGCTCAGGTGCGTGTTCAGGAAGCCGAGGAGCTGCGCGAGCTGGCTCTTGACGGAGCCCGCAGGGAGCGCGTTCGGCGCGCCCGCCGCCGCATCCACGCCGACGCGCGAGGCACCGGAGCTGCCCACCGCTCCGGTCGCGAGGTCGTCGATCAGCTCGTCGACGGCGGCCTGCACGTTGCCCGCGCCCACGAACCCGTGCGGCGCGTAGTCGATGGCGGTCGCGGCGTGGCGCCGGGCGACGGCGGTGAAGTGGTCGCGCAGCTCGGCGTCGGCCTCGTCGAGCGCGGCTTGCACCGTCGCTGCAAGCGGCTGAAGGATGCTCCAGGTGCCGGTCACGACGGAGACCGAGGTGCCCTGCGCGAAGATGAAGGCCTGCCGCCGCGAGGTGTCGATATCTGCAACGAGGATCTGCGTCTGCCCGGGGCGGCGACGGACGTCGCACAGGAGCAGCTCGTCGGCCTGCAGCGCGGGCTTCGGCGCGACACCGATGGCGCCCTCGGGCGCCTGGCGTACGACGAGCTCGAACGATTCGTCGCGTCGGAAGAACACCTGCTGAGAGTTGCCGTCCGTGCGCGGGTCCGAGAGGAGGCGCTTGAACCGCAGGAAGATGCCGAGCCAGCGTTCGTTGCCGACGGTGGCCACGTCGGTCGGGATGCCCACCAGGTCGACGGCGCAGTCCACCGTCTGGCCGGTGCCGAAGAACATGCGCTGGCCGAGGTTGTCGTAGGCGCGCGCGGGAGCCGTGAGGTCCACGGTCAGGTCGGGTACCGGCGCGTGCGGCGCGGGGACGGCGCCCGAGACGATGCCGTAGATGTTTAGGTCGGCAGCGAGGTCCCGGTCTGCCTTCTCGAGCAACGCAAACGCGAGGTCGAGCTCGGCCTCGGTAACACGCTGGCGGAAGTAGAAGTCGACGCGATCGGCCATGTCCTTGCCTCGGCGGGCACGGGGCCCTTCAGGGGGGCAAAGCCGGTCGAGCGGCGTCTCGGGGACAGGCTCTCAGTGGGCTTTCAGTGTAGGTCCGTCGTCTCCCCCAGGTCGCTCAGACCCAGCTCCCAGTGATTCGGCAGGATGGGCGGCACCGGCTCGACGAGGTCCACGAAGTGCGTGTGCGCGGGCTTCAGGTACTCGACGATGGCGCGAAGCTGCTGGCGCTCGCGGTCGGTGAGGATGCGCGCGACCTCGACGTTGAAGGCGTAGCGCGCGAAGCGGTCGGAGGGGCCGAGCACCCAGTCGACGCCCAGCAGCGACTCGCCGAGGTAGAGCGTGTCGGCGTTGAAGGGCGTGATGGCCGAGATGTCGATGCCGAGGAAGAAGCGGATCGCGTTCTGGATGCCCTTGGCCGTCCCCTTCTGTCGGTACATCTCCACGAGCACCGACGCGAGGCGCCGCTTGCCCATCGCGTCGAGCTCGAACGGGAACGGGTTGCCGAGGTCGCGCAGGATGAGGTCGACGAAGTCCTCGGGCGCGCGCTCGAGGTCGAAGATGTCGGGCCAGCGATCGACGTCGGCGAGCAGGAGGTCCGTCACCTCCTGCAGGCAGGCGATGAAGCGGAATAGATCGCCGGTGTGGTCGTCGCGCCGGTTGTGCTTCGGCAGCATGCGCCACAGGTCGAAGCGCCTCGTGAGCGGGCGCGCGGGGCGGAAGCCGGTGAAGCTCGCGCGGTCGTAGGGGGCGAGGACGGCGTTGCCGAAGAGATCCGTCACGCCGACGGCCACGACCTCGTGAAGCACGTCGGGCGTCATCTCGGTGTCGAGCGTGAGGAGGACGACACTCCCCTCGACGTTCACACCGGCGACGGCGACTGAGACGGCCGGCGCGCCCTTCGGCGTGAGGTGGAAGCTAGCCCCGCTCGGGACCAGCACGGGCTCGTCGAATCCCACGCGCACGGTCTTCTGCGCGAGCGCCTGTGCGCCGACGACGCGGGGTGCGGTCCGGTCCTCGACGACGAACGAGTACACCTCGTCGAGCGAAGCCGCGCCGCCCACGGTCTGAGCGAGCACGCGCACGTGGACCGTAGCCAGGCTCGCGAGCGGAGCCACCGGATGCAGCACGACGCGCAGCGTGTCGGTGCTCTGCGTGACGCTGGCCAGCGGGCCCGCGAAGGCCGGGGCGAGCTCGGGCACGGCGCTGCCGTCGAACGCGAGGACGCCGTCGATCCACACGCGCGCGGTCGAGCGCTCCACGCCGTCCGGCCCGGTGTCGACCAGCTCGAGGGCGAGCGTCGCGTCGATGGGCACGCCGCTCTCGCCGGGGCTCGGGTCACGGTTCACGAGCACGAGCCTCGGCGTCGCTGCGACGAGCGCGACCGAGTCGACGTACAGCGCGGGCAGCTCGAGAGTGCTCATGCCGGGCTCCTCACGCGGTCACCAGCTCGAGCCGCACCCCGGTGGTGTGCAGGCCCGAGAGCTTCGAGACGTTCGCGGCGAGGTCGGTGACGAGACGCTCGCGGCCGGGCTTGGCGCGCATGGAAGCGAGCTTGGTGCCATCGACGATGATGCTGGCCTCCCACGCGAGCCCCGGAGGGGTCGACGCGGGCACGCGCAACCGCAGGAGCGCCCGCACCAGCATCACGCCGGTGAGGTCCGCCTGCTGCGTTACCTCCGCGTGGTCGCCGGGCGCGAGCTCGAAGAGGCGCCCGGGCTCGGCATCGCCGAGGACGAAGGCGTAGTCGCCGCCCGTCGCCTTCGACGTCGCGAGGCGCCCCTGTCCGCGCCCGAGACGGCTGGTGAACGCGGTCAGCGCCATCGCTTACACCTGCCGGAACAGCTCGAGGTGGTCGAAGTACGCGCGCCGCGTGACGTCCTTCACGGAGAAGCCGAAGCCGCCGCGCCCCGACGTGAGCGGCTGCGAGCCGGAGTTGATGCCGAGGTGGTCGTCGATGAACTCCACCATGCCGGACACGGGCTGCCAGTCGGGCGGCGTGCCGAGCGCGTGCAGCGCGAGGTCGTTCTGGAAGACCTTGAGGACGACGTCGCCGTTGGTGTTCACGATGACGTCGAGGCGCAGGTGGAGCCAGGTCGCCTGCGCGAACGACGCCGCCGACTTGAGCAACACGCCGGGCCCGTCGGCCGTGGGCAGGCCGACCGTCACCGCGCCCTTGCGGAGCACGATGCGGTGCGGATCGTCGTCGGAGAGGCCGAGCAGGTACGCGCTGTCGTTGACCGAGTTGCCCTGGCAGCAGAGAAACAAGAACGGCGAGAAGCCGGTGGGACCGCCGCCCGGGCCGCGCTGCACGACGCCTCGAATGGAGCCGCCCTTGGCCATCGGAGCGAAGCTGGCGAGGTTGGCGAAGAGGCCCACCGCTCCCTCGACGGCCGAGAGCGAGTTGAAGGCGTAGAGGAAGTTGCCGCCGCCCGGTGGGCGCGCGATGCCCGCGGTCACGCCCCGGTCCACCGTCGCGATGTCGAGCCCGTCGTTGAGGTACGTCCAGTCTGCTTCGGCCATTGCTTGCTCCTCACTGCGTCGTCGCGGGCGTCCACCCGTTGTTGAAGTCCTCGACGGCCTGCGCGCCCGCGTCGAACATCGCGGAGCTCGAGGTGACCCCCGCCCACGTCCAGGCGTAGAGCTGGTTGCTGCGCCACTGGTCCTCGAAGTCCTCGCGCGGCTCGCCGTCGAAGACCCCCGTCGCGGCGGTGAGGTCGGCCCACTCGCGCGCGTAGGGGACGTTGCTCCACCCCGTCTCGCACTCCTCGGCGGCGAGCCCGTCGAAGGTCGCGGTGACGAGCTGCGCAGGCGGAAGGTCGTAGAGGTAGACGACGTTGGCCCAACCGCTCTCGAACTCCTCGTACCCCTTGAGCGCGCTGTCGAAGAACGCGAGCACGACGACCACGTCGTCGATGGAGTCGAGCAACTCGAACCACCGCTCGAAGTCCTCCCATGCCTCCTCGGGCGCGGTGCCGAAGCCCGCGATCTCCTCGAGGCTCGTCACCGCCGAGAGCGCCCAGTGCTCGGCCTCGCCGGGCAGCGGCCCCGCATCCTCGAAGCTGGGGTTGAGGATCGCCATCAGAGCAGCTCCCCAGTGTCGCCGTTCACCAGCGTCACGGTCCGCAGCACCGGGAACTCGCGCACGTTGAGGCGCACGTCGGCAGGCAGGCCGTTGAGCGTCAGGTCGAGACGCGCGTCGCCCATCTTCCGCACGCCCGGCGTGTCGCGGATGACGTTGAAGAGGTCCGACCAGGCGATCTCGCCGACCGGGTTGCCCTCGGCGTCCTTGATGTTGAACCCAAAGTCGACGAGTGGGTTCGGCGTGCCGTCGGGCTCGTTCACGCGGAAGTACGCGACGAGGTTCGCGCGCACGCGGTCGCGCACGTCGTTCGGCGCATAGCCTTGGCGCAGGAAGATGCGCGCCGCGACGTCGACAGTCTTGTAGACCGGGTCCTGCACGCTGACCTGGAACGTGAGCGTGCAGGGGTAAACCTCGGTCACCTGCTGGAGCACGAGGTTCTTGAGCGCGGGCGTGGGGATCGCGCCGGGCGCCTGGGACTGCGGGATGACGTAGAGGATGCCGGTGTTCTCTGCGATGGTCGGGTCCTCGTTCGACGTGAGCATCAGCGAGCGAGCGACGCCGGAGAGACGGCGCGCGTTGATCTCGAAGTCCTCGCGCGCGACGGTGCGCGTGAGCGCGCGCAGGCTCTCGGGCGCGAGCAGCTTCGCCGACGCGACGGTCTGCCGGTCGGCGCCGCCCGAGGCTGGTGCCGGGTTCCGCACCGAGACCTGCACAGCGTTGCCGTACGCGTCCTTGAAGGCGCCCTCGATGACGGCGATGCGCTCGGCGTCGACGTTGCCCGCGCTGCCGCCGCCGGTCTTGTAGGTGACCGAGACGGTGCCGCTCGGTGGCATGCCGCTCACGCCGTTGCCGAAGCGCAGCGTCGCGCGGTCGTTCTGGTCGACAGCGACGACGAAGTGCCGGTCGTTCGGGCGCGAGTCGAGGAAGCTGTCGACCTCGGTGAACCCACCCTGCGGCGTCGCCACGATGGCCGAGTCGTCGAGGTACGGGGCGAAGTCGAGATGCAGTTCGAGGTCGGCGAGCCCGCGCGCATCGAAGAGCTGCGTGTGCGCCTTCGAGTTCTCCACCAGCGCGAGGACGCGCGGAGGATCGGCGGCGGCCGCGATGACCGCGGGCGCGAGGAGCTGGAAGCGCACCGGCTCGGTGACCTCCTGCGTGCGCAGCACCGTGCCGGCCGGGATGGTGACGCTGGCCACCGGCACGCGCGCGAGCTGGAGCCAGACCTCAGCGGTCGCCGCCTGCGCGCCGTGGAGCCGGTAGCCGAGCATCTTCGCCAGCGCCATGACGCTCTTGCGCTGCGTGGCCGTGACGAGGCGTGACTCGCGAGCGAGGTTGTCCTGGTAGAAGGTGAGGACGTCGCCGACGTAGGCGTAGAGCTCGACGAGGAGGTTCCCGAAGCTGGCGACGTCGAAGTCGGTCCAGTCCGGGAACACGCTCTTGATGAGCGCGATCAGCCGCGCCCGAAGGGCGTCGAAGTCTTTGTCGGTGTAGTCGACGGACTCGGGCAGCGTGGCCACGGCGGGATGCCTCCGAGGAGGCAAAGCCCCGGAGAACCAGCCCTCGGGGACGGGCTCACCGCTCGATCGACACGGCCACCGCCGCGTTGGTCTCGCGCTCGCGGACGCGCACCCGCAGCGTCAGGGCCGGACCGTCCTGCTCGACGGCGAGGCTCACGAGGGTGGCGCCCGGGACCCAGCGCTTGAGGGCGTCGCGCACGTAGACGCGGGCCAGCTCCTTCAGGGCGGCGTCGTTGCGCTGGTGGCGCAGGAGGGCCAGCCCCGCGCCGAAGTTGGTGCGCCAGGGCAGCTCCCCCGACGAGCGCGCCGTGGCGCCCTCCGTGAGCAAGGCTTGGCGGACCTTCGAGGCGAGCAGCGCCTCACCGCTGCCCACCGCGAAGTCGCGCTTCTTGTCGCGCCGGAACGGGATGAGGAGGTTCTGGGCTTCGCGGCTCATGGCGTCCTCCTCACGGCACCGGGATGGCGCCGCGCACGTCCTGGAGCGCCTTCACGATGGCGTCGATCGGCGGCACCACCTCGTCGAGCGGACGTCCCGCGAGGTTCGAGAGGTCGGGCACCTCGGGCGCGCCGACCATGCCGAGGAAGATGTTGAGGATGCCGATCAGCTTGCCGAGGCTCGCGAGCGCCTTGCCGACGTTCGCCGCCTCGGTCGCGACGTTCGCCTGCGCGCAGCTCGTGATGGCCATGAGCCCCGCGTCCTCGAGCTCGGTGGCGCGATCGATGGCGCCGAGGATCTGCTGCATCTGCTGCTGCAGGTGCAGGAGCTGATCGCGCGCCTGCCTCAGCGTGTCGATGACCAGGTCGATGATCCCGATGATGGTGTACGGCAGCGAGAGCTGCGGGATGAGCTTCAGGAGCTTCGAGACCTTCTCGGCCAGCTCGGGGATGCACGCGGCGAGCGCGGTGGGGTCCGGCGGCGGCCCGAGCGAGTCCGGGATGGCCTTCACGCAGTTGAAGACCGCCACCACGGTGTCGATGATGTCGAACACGGGCATCAGCGGCGTGAGTGCGGGTTGGATGGCCTCCATCAGGTTGAACTGCTGGATGCTCACGCCGCCCGGTAGCGTGATGACCGGCGGATCGCCGAGCTCAGGGATTTCGAGGCAGATCGGG